AAAAATTTCGACTATCTGCTACGCCACATGATACCAAGTCTGAGTACTGTGGATAAACCTTGCCGACTGCAGCGTCTTCTCTTTTACTTCATTGTAGTTTTCGTAGACATACCGCATCTTATCTCGAAGATCGTCCGGATCTGGCTCAACCCAATCGCCAAGGTGGATGCCAACACCCGGCGCTGGCTTAGAGTCAAGCGGGACTGACAGTTCAGCAAAATCTGCGCACGCTGTCGCATTCGTCACTATAGTAGGAAGGCCGGTAGCGATGCCCTGAAATGGGATGAGACCGAACCCTTCTCCGTTAGTTGGATAAACTAGACAATGAGCTTGGTTGTATATTTTAACCAAGTCTTCTACAGAAACTTGATGGCCAATTGCAGCAATTTGTGGGTGATGAGAGGCACTCTTGAAGTCAACACCGTTCTCATAAAAACGACATTCAGTATCTTCATTGGACTTGAGAACGAGAATGACATCTTCATTGCCATCAAAAAGATCGAGAAAGGCGTCTACTACTCTCTGCCCACCTTTGCGAGCTGTCGGCCCACCTATATGAAGAAAAATAAATTTATCTCTTAGATATCTATTTTCAATCTTCCACAATTCAGGATCAATGCCGTGTGGAACTTTTCGAATAATTTTATTTAGTTTATTTTCTTCAAAAATATCAACACAATATTGAGAAGGAGTCCAAATCTCCTGCATATGCGGCATAATATCTTTCCAGCCTTCAGGGACGACAGATGACTCCCAAGGAGTATATCCAACTCTATATTGATCTAAACTTCCACTATAAAACTCCGGCTGAATAAAAGAAATATGACATTTACTTTCTCTATTGTCATACGCAACTCTTACGCCATTTTCTTGAAGACCCTTGATAGTCATCACTGCGGCATATCCATATCCCATTTTGTCGCCAATACCCGGCGGGCTAAACCAGCCTATTTCTTTCATATTTCATCCAAAATTATTTTATTCAAAATCTGCTCTCCAGTATTAAAGTCAAAAACTTTAACACCAAACTCAAACAATACATCAACTGTCTTTATCTCAATAGAATCTTTTACTACACGATCGCAAAACATACAGTGAGACATTGCAAAAAATTCTTTATTAACGACAAAAATTGTAATGCCGTTTTCGTGCATGACGCCAAATTTTCCGCAATCTTCGCATACCATCGTACAGAGAGGCTTTTCCACGAGCTGATTATACCAGACTAAAAGATACCCTGCCAGAAGCCCTTATTTGCTTCAATAAGATTGGGCAGAGATGATGGGCTTTTTACGGGAATTCCGACGCTAGAATATGCCGCTCTCGAATCTGGATCATTATCTACGGCCATGATTATATTATCTGCCTTCTTAAGATCTTCGGCTTTCTGCTTTTTGAACTTAACCGTATTCTCATGACCATCGGGGAGATTCTTCATATATAGGCGATTATATTTAACCCCATTTTTCTTGAGGGCGCGAGTAGTATTTGCTCTCTCTTCTTCAGGACGGCCAGTAACTAAATAGATCCTATATCTTTTAGATTGCTGATTAACCCAAGCGATAGTCTTGTCTATACCATTATTGCCACTAAGTAAAGTTCCATCAATATCGACAATAATACCAGCCATCTATATATTTTATCACAACTATTGTTTTTAGTCCCCAATCTAGGAGTCGAACCTAGCGCGATAAGGGTAGAAGCCTAGTCTGTGCATCCGGCACATTGGGGGCAGTGCGGGCGGTGGGATTCGAACCCACACTGGATCGGTTTTAAGCCGACTCTCTCTGCCGGTTGGAGTACACCCGCTTGCTCAGTATAATTCATAGTTAGCCATCTCTGATCCCTCAGGACCTTCCAACGTCCAATCAAGACTACCATCGTTCCAAATGAAATCCTCAACATCCCACTCTTCAAAGCGATTGTGGATATCTTGATTATATGTCGAAGCGATAGACGCAACTAAATACTGAATTTCAGTATTACGCTTTTTCTGTGTATTTGACTCATGATGATATTGAATATAGCCAAATCTTCTAATATGTACCATGCTAGTTGCTAACCAAGTTCTAACAAGTAGATCATAATCATCTGCTACAAAAAGATTTTTATTATGGCCACCGATCCAATTGTAGAATCTTGCCCTCCATGCTCTTGCATGATTTGGGACTCCAACAATATGCCGAATCGTCTTAGAATTAATGTCGGGATAATTAGTTACAAGATAATCTCTACCACGCCAAAATTCAGTCCGATAGCTTCCATAGCCAAATCCCCAGCCTTCGGGGTAAGATGCATCTTGATGATCATCACCGATAACTTCTGCGCAGTCAGTAAAAGCAAATCCAGCATCAGGGAACTTATCAAAAGCCTCAACAATCGAAGATACACACCAAGGCGTGAGTTCATCATCATGATCAAGCTCAACGAGAATTTCTCCATTAGCAAGTTTGAAAGCATGATTCTTTACTTCGCCAATAGAACCTGAATGCTCAGCGAAAAAAACTTTCACCTTAGGATCTACCGATGCGATTTGCTTGATAGAGTTGAGCGTGTTTTCATCAGTAGATCCGTCATCATACAGAATCCACTCAATATTTTTATACTCTTGGCCGACAACAGACCTGTAGGGCCAAAAAATATTTGCAGTATTATATGTAGGTGTAATAATAGAGACTAATGGCTCATTATAGTTTTGTTTCGCAGAGAAAGAGCCGGCAAAGCATGAAGCTATGCGGTAAGAAAGATCATCTGAAGTAGTAGATTCATCTTCAATATGCAACCATTTCTGCCTCAACCACAAAGGCTGACCGAAAAGACTCTTATGATCTTCTAAATCTCCAAACGACAAAATAACGTCCGGCTTGAATTGTGCAAGCGCCTTGTTCACAAAGCTATCAATTTTTTCCACTTGAATGTTAAATCTTTGCATCACTTTATCCTCTAAAGCTGCGATTTTATTATTAGAAAAAATTAATACTTTAATCGAGTCTGACATACTCCTGCTTTCTTGTAAAGACGGGGGAGATCTCTCTCCCCCGTCAGCACTGCCTTCACACGGACTGCACGCTTCGTTCGGACTTTCGCTACGTTCGCAACATCAAGATTGTATCACATGGATCAAAAGCTTTGGTACGGTAAGATTCCCTCATCCAAAATAAGGTTAGATTTGCCCTTATCAATCTTCATCACGCCAATTCTCGGCCTATTTTTATCTCCATCAGGATAAATCTCTATCTCGGAGACTTCTGAATCTGGAAGCGTTGTTCTTGAAATCTTTACTTTCGGCATTTTTTTTCTCCTTAAAAATTTATGTATGATACATATTCATACCTAGATACTGTTCCGCCATTTCTAATGTTTGGCACTTTCACTTCTTTAACTAAATTCCAATTATAATTAGGAAAGATTTTTTTAGCATTTGTTCCATATGTAAAAATAATAGGAGACTTTGTATTTTTAATAAAATCTATAGTTGTATTTGGATTATATAAATCAGTATAATCTTTTGATTGTGAAAAATAATTTGCTTTAGTATCAATATATGGTGGATCTATAAAAACAAGATCTCCATCATCTTCAATATGAGATTCTCCACTTTTATTGAATAAAATAATCTCTTTCAATCTAGGAATAGATTCTAGAGTTTTTTCTACAGGGAGTTTGTGCTGTGGATAAATTTTCCACGAAGATAACTGCCCAACTACTGCTGAGCATACATTAATTCTAAGATAAGTTTCAGGTCCTTTTTCTAGCTGAAGAGTTCTTACATCTAACTTCTCATTTTTAGAAGAATTGATATCTACAATTTTTTTTAAGTCAAAAAGTTCTGTTTTATCAGTAGTTTTCAGCCATGCAAGCATAGCATACAAGTCATCATTTACTTCATATCCGACAGCTGAACCAGTATTATTTAGTGAAAATGAACCTGATCCAAAGTATGGCTCTACAATTCTTTTATACCCTTGAGATGGCATTTTATAATATTGCAAATATCTTGTTTTATTTCCAGAATATCTAAATAATTTCATCATAACGCCATCCAGTGGGGATTGAATCCATGATCATCGAATCTTTGAGTATACACCAAAACTCCTCAAACAGGCCAAACATATTCGATATTATCCGGCTCATCCCAGCCGAACTGGGAATAAAAAGCAAAATCCTTACGGAGGAGATTGCTGCGATGGGATGCATGGATCTCTTCATTGCCCATCCACTCAGGATAAGTGGAAGGATACTCAATCTGCCCGAGAGCGTCAAATGTTTTCCACATACAAGTATCCTTATAACCTCTGCCAATCCATTCTTCGCAAATAGCTACCTGATATAGCATCAAATAGTCTTCATGGCCACGCCACATCTTAGTGGCTGGGTGGTTGATCCAGCCTTTGCCACGACTCAAGCCGGCAAGGGTCTGCATAATTTGCAAAGTTTCTACGCGCTGCTTTCCGAGTCTTTGCCTATCTAGCGTCATAGCGCACAAGGCAAAGTCATCTGATGGGAGGAAGGTTTGCATTTTTTCTCCTAATTATTAATCCATGTTTAGGGCTTTTGTTATCGCTTTATCAACGATCTCGTCATTGTACCATTCACCATCAGGGTTCATTATAGCCTGAGCTATTACCCTAGGGAGCACAACCACAACAAGGTCTTGCATCTCTTCTTTCGTTGGCTCCAACGCTGACATACTACTCCTTAAGTCCGGCAGGGTGGAATTGAACCACCGACCGCAAGTATATCAAGTCCGCCCGGCTGGGATCGAACCAGCGTGCACCGACTACCCTTTCGACTGTATATAAGACAGAGGGGATACGGGCGGTTAACGACGCTAGAGTGTATCAGGCGGTTGTCGTATCCGCCCAAGACAACGATGGATTTGACCACGGGGAAGTATAGCACTCTTCTCCCGGAACTCCGCCCCACTTTGTCTTGTAGTAGTCTCGGTTCCGCTCAAACTGCTCAGAGGGGACGACCGGATCTCCGCTATTCTGCGTCCTCGAGCCATAATGATAGAACACTGCATTTTGAGATCTTACACACTCAAGCCCAGAAAGTATAGATCTGTAGCAGTAGTCATTGTCTTCAAAATATGCTGGATGAAGATTCTCGTCAAATTTGCCAATATGTTTATATGATTTTGGAGTGAGCATAAAGCAGGCAAAATCTGGTGCATCGACAAAATCTACTAAATAATTTGGGTAAGGAGAGACTCTAACTTGATCGGGGGTAAGAGTGTCTCTATGATCTGTTGCAGTTATAACGCCGATAGATTCATCTTTCAGAAGATCAATCATATGATTGCCAGTATACGGAGCAACTACAATATCGTCATTTATAATCATTATGTAATCAAATCCATATTTGATTGCTTTTTCACATCCAATATTCCATGCTCGAGCCACTCCATTATTAACGCTCCAGTTATCAATAATAAATGGTTGCCAAGTAACACCAGATCCAAATTTGATGGACTCAAGCGATTTTACTGCAAGCTCAAATTGATTCAGTACCGGAACTACTACGGCGACTCTGATCTCTTCTCTGTCCTCTGAATCAATAAGAAAATTTAGACTTCCCACGGGGCCAATTTCCCATCACTAATATTTCTACCATGAAAGCGATACTGCCAAAGAATTTCTGGAAAGCATTTAATCTTCATATTTGCCCCAATCATCTTAACCCACATCGCATGATCTTCGCAGACTACCTCGGGATATCCTCCGAGCTTCTCCCAAGCAGATTTTCTCAAAAGCACAGTTGCCGGTATATAATTGTCAGTTTTCAATCTTTCAATATCTAGCAAAGAATTTGGATTCCACCCATTTCTAGTACCCGTAACTTCACACCAAGGATAAATCATATCTGCATCTTCAGCATTAGTTAAAAGCTTTTCAATATACTGTGGATAGAAAAGATCATCATCAGCTAGAGGAGCAACCCATTCCGTTTTAGCAGAATCGATAATCTGATTGAGCATTCTAGCTCCGCCAACTCTTTCGAAATCAACGGCAACAATATGGGCCTTAGGGGTCCAAGTCTGATTCCTAACTGACTCCATGCATTCTTGCAGCATCTCACTTCTATGAGGGATTGTAGGGGTACAAACTGTAACGTCAACCAAAGTCATCAGGTATTGTCTCCATCAATACAGGTTCATGATCAAGTCCCCGAATCCAATACAACTCATCTTTAACTTGATCAATTTTCTTCTCTGGTATTTTACCAGATACTACATACAAATATTCTTCATATGGAGTATTGACTCCAATATTAGCAAAAAAATTGCTAGTAGTAAAGTACCTTCCGTAGTTAATTTCAGTCATTACAGGAACGCCTTGAGAGTCAAGCCTCATATCTACGCCATAAATCCCATTGGGCTTTTTTACGGCGTCTAATACGCAAGATGAGGCATAGAAGCTCACCTCAGGATTATCAACCGTCCTAGCAACTGACGGAGTAGAGCTTTGACCAGACACCATCTGTTTAGCGAAATGATGCTCTACACGCTCTCTAGCCTGACAATGCATAAGTTCTCCATCAATATAAAAAAGTTGCACCGCAAACTCCTTGCCCGGCAAGTACTCCGAAAGGATAAAGTCCGTAGGAGACGCTCCCTGAGAGACGCACAGATAATCCACCCAATTCTCTGCTTGCTGAAAAGTCATAACTGGCAACGCCCACTTGCTGCCGGCTCCGCCTCTTGCTCTAATCCACACTTTATTATTCTTACGAAGAAGATAGTTAAAATATCTTGGATGATCTTTTATTTCAGAGAAGGAATAGCTGACGATACCAGCAGATTGCATAGTCGCCCATTTATCGTCAAATAAAATCCACTCATCTATATTTTTCCCAAATGTTCTAGATTCAATATCTTCCTCATATTGGAGGAAACATAGATCACGAACTTCTTCTTCAGGTTGAGCATGAATAAATCCAACACCATAAGCAATAGCATCTAATATGAATTTTCTTTTATCTCGTCTTGTCCACTCATTTGGATCAATTAAAATTGCCTCAATACCAGCATCTCTCGCTGCATTGATGTGATACTTGCTGAATCCTGTGCCAATAATCTGGACGCTTTTATCTGCAGCCCAGATTGATTTGGCATAATTAATTCCAGCATTGCCATCACATCCCAAAAGCAAGATTTTATTCATTATCATATCTTTTCAGAATAGCAAAAATTTCTGCACCTGAGAATCTTCCATGACCAGAAATTTTAGACAAAATAGCAGAACGATTTATAGACTTAATCTGGCTATCAGTAAAAGAACTTTCCATGAAAGAACTTGTGCCAAACTTGAAGCTTGAAGTACCGAGATCTTTGATTATAAATGGAATTTTACTAGAGAGAATATCTTTATACAGCAGATGCTTATCATAAACTCTTTTATGCCCAATTCTTATGTCTTGAGTGTCGAGATCATGAATATCATCGATAAAACCTAAATCAACACCAAGATAACGGTGGAAACTTTCTGCATTTGGTACTGTAATAAAAATAGTTGATGCGCATCTACCGGCTGACTGCAGCAAGGAGACTGGATCTTCTACGTGCTCTAGCACTCCCATGAGACATACAGCATCATACTTAGAGCAGCGACATCCGATATCATCATTATCAATATCACCAATAAAAATATTGCGATAATAATTTGATTTATCCGCCAAAGTTTTGTCAAAGTCTAGCAGATCCACCGTGTATCTAGGTTCAACAGTATCCCAGCAGGAGCCGTCTCCTCCGCCAACATCAAGAATCTTCATGTCCTCTCGCAAGTGTGGTAGAAGATATTTTATCTTCTCATTGCGAAGAAATTGTTCATATTTATTATCCGGCTGCTGATTCACTTGAAAGAATCTCCTCGAATTTATTTGCGATATATCTGATGTCATCATGATTTAGAGACTCTCCAAGCGGCAAGCATATTGCTCTTTTCGACTGATCCAACGCATTAGGGGTTTTGATCATCCTAGAGCTCATTCGGAATCCCTGATCATAGTTTGCCAAGTAGTCATAGTATATACCAGATTTGATGCCGGACTCCTCGAGGCGAGACATAATATTCACACGATCAACCCCGTGCGGAAGCATGATAGTGTAGTGATGAAAAGCATGAACTGAGCCCGGAGCGAGATTTTCCTTTTGTAAGTTTGGAATGCTCAAAATATTTGAGTATATATCTGCCTGATTATTACGTATTTTTAATACATGATCAAGCCTCTCGAGCTGAGAAAGAGCTAGCGTGGCTTCTATGTCAGTCATTCTCATATTTGTACCAATACAAGTTTTATCTAAATAATTTTTGCAGATTCCATTATTTCTATACATATGAAAGAAGTCATTATAGCCATCTGAAATGATGACTCCTCCTTCTCCAGCGGCAATATTTTTTGTTGCATAAAAAGAAAAAATTGCAAAATCTGCTCTTGAATGAAAAGAACCTATATGCCTATCTTCAGTCCATTTAGCGCCAATTGATTGTGCATCATCTTCAATAATCCATATATCTGGGTAGTATGCCAAGGCCTCCATCAGAATATTTAGATTTGGATCTGGCATCCCGTAGAGACTTGTAGTTATAATTGCTACAGTTCTATCACTTAATAGATCTTCCACCAATTCCCAATTTGGTAGAAAAAAATGATTTGTGTCAATAAAAACTGGAGTAGCGCCGCTTCTAATGACAGAATATGGAACTGACTTAAAGGTTAAAGGAGATAGAATTACCTCATCTCCTTCTTTCAAGTCTATAAACTCAAAAACAGCCTCAAAAGCGGCAGTCGCGCTACTCAGGGCCGCTGCACTTTCTCTCCCGACAATTTCTTCCATCTTTGCTTCAAGATCAGCAACCTTCTGACCTTGCGCTAGGTTGCCAGAGCGAAGTTGCTCTTCAATTCTGAGGATGTCGATGTCTTTAATGACAGGTCGGTTACAAGAAAGCATCGTGATCGCTCACAATCTTCTCTAAAGGAAAACTGTCTAGCGCAATAATCTGTTCCGAAGTGCTCTTGCGAAGTTCAACATATCTATCTCCACGACGAGCTTTCTTGCTAATACCCGGAACTCCATAAAGATCATAATGAAGATTTGACATATGTCTAATTTCACCCGGATTAATTGTATATCTACCAGACTCTTGCATACCAGAAAATAAAGTTAAAACAACAGCTTCTTTAATTGTTATGAAATATCTACGGCATGACATAACTTCATGAAAATTAGAATCTTCAATTTTAGACCAAATTTCAAAAACATTATCAGATGATTGAACTACATTATAAAATCTTGCAACATTATGTTGTGCATTTAATATTAATCTTTCTGCAATTAATTTAGTTGCGCCATAGACGGTTTCGGGATTGCAACACTTACAAGTACTAGCAAGCACAATCTTGGCATTTGAATTATTCACTGCCGAAATAAGATTCTTTGTCCCCTCAATATTAATATCTATAGTTGATTGGGGATTGAGTTCTCCTTTTGGAGCGTGTTTGTCGGCGGCAAAGTGAAAAACAATATCAATATCATTTTCTTCAAAAATATTTGCAATAGCATTATATTTAGTTACATCTAAATACTTCCAACTTTTATCTTGTGGATATAAATCAATATCAGAATTAATAATATTACACTGAACTTTATGTGAATAAAAATAATCTCTCACGCCATGTCCAAGGCTTCCATTGGCACCAGTAATCAAGATAGTCTTATCTTTATAAAAATTACATATATCATCAGATAAAAATTCAAGACTATACTCTTGTCTGCCCAGAATTCTTGTCAATGAGTTGGAATCAAAATTCATATACGTCAATAATAGCAGAAAGCGGAGGCGACCGCCTCCGCTCCCTGCAGAAATTTATAAACTCAAGATAACAAAGCGTTCCAAGTTTGCGGACCAACAATGCCATCAACAGAAAGACCACTATTAGCCTGAAATCTGCGAACGGCATTATCTGTAGCAGGTCCAAAAATTCCATCGCCAATAAGTCGATATCCCTTTCCATTGAGCCCAGTCTGAAGAATCTTCACAGCATCCCCAGAACTTCCTTGACGAAGAACCTGAGAGCGAGCTGCATTCAGAGCGGCAAAAAATGGGTTATCAGGTGCTACCTGCGATACTGCCTGAAGATTAGCAAGAAAAACAAAAAGATCATGGGTAGCCTGTTCAGTCTGAGGACCCCAGATACCGTCAGCGACAAGATTCAAATTCTTCTGCCACTGAATAACGCCACGCTCAGTCTGAGGACCAAAGATGCCATCTTGATTTACTCCGACAATCCCCTGAATCTGGCGAACCTTATCGCCGGTAGATCCGAGCCTCCAAGTAGTATCCGGTGCTACAGGAACGGGCTGAGTGGGCTCAGGAGGAGCGATGGGCGAAGAGCCGCTATGGCGCTCAATGGCTTGAAGCAGAGCTGAATCAAAAATCCAGCGATCTTCACGACGACTCCAAGCATCGCTCCGATCCCAAGGTTGGACATCACCATGATGGGCGAGCCCGGGGCGATCCTTCACGCCTTCACCAATAAACTGCGAGGCTTCAGCAATGTTGATCCCATTTCGCTTCCAAAAAGCAACAATCTCTCGAGCCATATTGTCAATCTCAACCTGAGTTTCAGGGCTGTCTGGATTTAGATCAGAAGAGCGCGCTGCGATTGCAATCATCCAGCATCGACTATTGTAGCCAGAAGCAGCTACACCGAAGGCAACATAATCATCTGGCATCAGCATTACGGAGGCATTCGGCTCAGAATCAACGATACAGTGATAGCTTCCCGGGTCCTGCCTGCGCGAAATGAACGCAGCAGTATTCTCTGCTGACGTGTAGCCGCCAGATCCTTCTGTCGTATGAATAACTACACCACCACTAATTCCGCCATTTCTCGACGGATAAAATTGCCGGCTAGCCGGCGGATTATCTAGAAGATAATATCCCATGTATAAAGTCCTCCTAAGAACATAAATATTATATCATTAAGCGATTAAAAAAGCAGTGGAAGGAGTGGGATTCGAACCCACGGTGAGTTGCCCCACAACGGTTTTCAAGACCGACGCATTCGTCCGCTCTGCCATCCTTCCTTAGAAATCTTCTTTCTTTTTATTTGAAGAAGAAATATTTACAGACTTATATCCTCCCGGAACTTGCCCAAATCCGACACTCTTGATTTTGCAAGCAAAACATTCACATGAATCATCATGATGACATGAACAATCGCAAAATTCAGTAATACAATTTTTATGATCTTTACCAAGACAGAGGACGGACTTTACAACCATCAGAACACCAAATGCAGATTATGTCTAACTTGGGCAAACCCATCGAAGTTTCCTTCGCTACTAAGATCCGGAGCATAAGGAGTAGCAACGTGTTCCATAGGACTCCAATGCGGTGGATCAGCACTAACTAACTTATTAAATAAGTCCAAATCTTTTTGTATTGACTTAATATTATTGTGAGTAAGATAAGAAACTCTTGCACATCTTGCAATACAAAGTTTTGCTTTTAAATTATTATCTAAATAATATTCTTCTGGCTGTAAGTATGGTAAATGCATTTCTCCTGTAACAATGAAATCAGGAACAGAGTTCCTATAAGCATCTCTCATAGCAAGAGCAGCTCTACGGATTTCGGGCTGAGCTAGACCATTACATCTCTGCTCAAAAAATCCATCCCACTCTGTTGACGATACAATGACTGTATGCCACATAAACGGTTCAATTATACGATTAGTAATTTGCTTATGTACGCCAATTTCTTCTAATTTTTTTGCATACTTTGAAGCGCTCTTCGAAGCTGACTTCCAAGCCCTCTTTGCTTTGCGCGAGCTTTTCTTGTCAAGCATCTCTCCAGCCTGCATACCAGATTGATTGCTCCCCCACTCAACAGGGAATGCTGGATCTTTAAGAACCTTGTCAATCTGCTTTGCAATGGGAATCGCTCTTGACGAAGCAGAATTGCGTGAGAAGACACGGTGAGTGTTAAACTCCGCCAGCACGAACCTGTGCATCTGAACTTCCATAGTAGTCAGACGCTTTCCAGTTCCAGTAATGCTATCTGCGATAACCTTTGCATAAATCATACGAAAGATATTGTATCATCTTTTTTTAGTAGCACTACTTTTTGTAGAGCGTTTTTTCGTCCTATAACTTTTATGACGCCTCTTCTTATTGCGGACAAACTCCTCAGTAAGTTTCCAGAGATTCTCGCCAGTGTTCTTGTGCCTAATATGAAGATTCGTATGGCAAGAATGACAAAGCGGGACTAAATCTGCGTCCCGCTCTTCCCCAAGTCTTCTATAAGTCTTATGATGCAAGTGAATCCTCTTCCTAGAGGAACAGGCTCTGCATTTTCTTTCGTGAGTCTCGAAATACCGCCTCTTGCGAATTCTCCATAAATCAGAAGTAATATATTCGCGATATGTCATATGTATTCATCATAACACAGACTATTTCCAGTCACCAATAGGAATCTGTTTTTCTACTTTTTGCCATAATTTTTTAGCAACTCGATATCTATCATCAATAAATAGAACTACCGTTTCTTGCTCTGCAGCTACCTTCATTTTATGAAAAAAGTCAACAACGGAAGCATTAAGATACGCAGCCTCCATTTCAGTCAAGGAAAAGGTATAGGTTTTCTCCTCAGCCTTATCTTCAGACATCAAGCATTCTACTTCCTATCCAATTTGTAACATTGGACACTATACCATTTCCACAAATTCGATATCTCTGAGAATTAGAAATATCTACATCTGTTCCGTCATCATCAATACCATATCTGGTATATTCATCTGGCCACGACATGAGCCGCTCACATTCAAGAGGAGTCAGCTTTCTGATAATATCCCCGGCACCAATCGCCGGAGGCTGACCATTAAGCTTAGATCCAATTTTCAAAGTCGGAGAAGAATCTCCATTGTTATTGATCTCATATTGTCCAGAATAGTTAGAATCAAAAGCGATATACGGAGTACTTCGATATATCGCCCAAGAAGTTCCATCAATATTCGTGGTTCTATGCCCGCCAGCAGGATCTGCCAAAGTAGCAGCAAGATTTTCTTTATAAGTCGATCCGCTCCACACATTCTCGATGACAAACGATTCTGTGTCCAAGTCGCCCCTCGCACCATAACGAGCGAGAATAGTTTGAGCAGTATTCGTCAATCCTCCAACGCTAGATGTTCCAAGGCGCTCATCAGCCGATCCGGTAATCTTCGGTTCCGCTTTTCTGCTCTCCGAAGGATGCCTCTCGCTGCTTTCGGGCTCAAACAAAACTTGAACAACCCTTCGTGCCAAGGCTCTAGGACCTGCGACAATAAAGATTCGTCTACGTCGCTGGGGAACTCCGAAAGCTTGAGCGTCAAGCACGCGCCATACTGCGACTCGCTTTGATCCAACGCAAACTCCGGCTGATCTCCATCCTCCCTTTGGGACTTCGGGTGAGAACCCTGTAAGGTATCTGAGAACCTCTGCAAAGTCTGCTCCCTTGTTGCTAGAGAAGGCTCCATAAACATTTTCCCAGACGATCCAGTCGGCAGAGATTTCATCGGCAATTCTACATTGCTCTGTGAAGAGGCCACTTCTTTCTCCACCCAATCCAGCACGCCCTCCAGCCACGCTGAGGTCTTGGCAGGGCGATCCTCCAAAGATGATGTTTGGGATTTCGACTCCATCTGCGATAAGTCTTTCATAAGTAATATCCTTAACGTCATTGTATATCACTAGATCTGGATTATGCTTTCTCAGCACTGATCTAGCATACCTGTCTTTTTCACAGGCAAAAGAGAAGTCGAACCCGGCTCGTAAAAAGCCAAGATCGCCTCCGCCACCACCTGAAAACAATGATCCAATATTCATAGTGGGCGCTGAGGGATTCGAACCCCCGACCCTCTCGGTGTAAACGAGATGCTCTAACCAACTGAGCTAAGCGCCCGAAATCCTCATCCGTACCAAGGAGGAGGGCCATCACCAAACATCATACCGTACAAATGGTTCATGCATTGATGATACTTGCGAAACATTTCTCTTCTATCTTCAGAAGAGACTGGCGCATCATACCCCTCGGATATATCATTGCAATATAATGTAAAAAAATCTATCAATGTTAGCGCTTGCTCTTTTGTTAAGACAAAAAATTGATCACTAGAAAAATTCTCCATAACAACCTTTTTATTTAAATTAAACTAATCCTTGGTGGATTATACTCATACACCGGACGGTTAGATTCAAAAAACTTCTGAAAGTCCTCTACCTTGTCATCATCCATCAAATCGGGAATAAGAAGGCCATCAAGGTGATCCATCTCATGCTGAATAACTCTAGCGTGTACGCCAGTAAAAGTTCTGTAATTTCTCATTCCACTAGAATTGTAGAATGAAACAGATACTTTACTCGGCCTCTTGACTTCCCAGAAATATCCGGGGATAGAAAGACATCCTTCTTTGTAAACAACATTGCCAGAAGCACGTCTAATTTCTGGATCGATCAACCACATCAGATCTTTCTTATTCGGATTGATGATACCAAAGATCTTATACGGCTCTCCGATTTGGATAGCTGAAATACCAAGACCGTTGACTTTCCAGCACTCTTCCCGCATTTTCACGCAAAGATCATCGATTTGTTCTTTCGTCAGATAATCGAGGGCGGAAACGGATGGCTGATCCAGTACTGTGCTAGGATATTTAACAATCATTGAAAATGATTCCTCTCAATTTTGAGACGCTATCTAGAATTCCGCGATATTGCGTCGTGCCATCAAGCGCGTCCTGCGCTCCCTTTTCATAGAACGCGCTCTCCTCGATGCCGTTGATATCGCAAAGGCTCTTATTACCAGATATACAATCGCAATCAATATTGACAAAACCAGCCCCTGAAAAATAACTGAGAGCATTATACATAATTGAATAGTCAATACTCAAGGGAGAAATATATAATCTATAAAAAGTTTCTGGGATCGGAGATTTTGGAAGGCTGAAAAGCAAGGCTACTTCATGAGCAATATGAGAAGGAATATCAAATTCTTCTTCAATATCTTTCAGTTCATACATAAGGAATTCATAATAACTATTCATTATTCTCCAGAATAAATCGTATTGAGGATAGGTCTAGCCCCTACTGGCTAGTGATGGCCAGCATAGCACATGTATGACCCTAGAGTCTGATTTTCTTCCCTAAGTCTAGGAATCCTATTTAAGTTCTTTACCTATAATCATCTCTTTTCAGTAATAAGAAGTTATAAGATTTTATTATTTATAAGCCTATAAAGGGAAATTTTCGAGCTACAAAGTTTTTGGGAACGTCAACTAGGATTTCGGTGTTATAGTTCGCGAAATCCAAAGCCTAAATTCTTCATCTGTGATCACAGCCTTTACAGCTGCGCACACCGTATCATGCATTTTCCATCCTCGCAACCTCACTGGGAAATTTTTTAAAAACCGTGAGAATTTATGCAGACTTTGGCATTAAAATAAGTGACTCGCTATAATAAGTAAATGCTTATTAAAGATAAATCTTCTTATATTTATGGTGGCAGTAATGAATGATTACTTATCTTTAGCAGACGTTGTTATCGTCCCCATCGTCATAGCGCTTATCACTGCCGGCAGTAGCATCATAGTCGTCATGAAGTCGAATAAGAGACAGGCCGATAGGATGAAGAGTCAAGCGGAGGCATTTCGCGAAGAAAATACCGCCCAGCATAATGACAACAAATCACTCCTCAGTCATCTTAGCAATCAGGTTGCTGGAATTGACAGCAAAGTTGATAGGCTCGATGATCGCCTCGATAACGTTCAGCTCTGGCAGGCTGAGCATGAGAAGGTTCATCTGATTGAGAATCAAGAAAAAACTGAAGATTCCTGATACAATAATCAAATGCCGGTAGAATTATTTAATATCGATGAAGATCCATCAACCACTTTAGTTATAGCAATATATAATGATGGCAATGATATTATCCCATCATGGTGGCTTGAGATGATTGACAGAGATTATTATGATATTCAAGAAATGCAGGCAGTACTAGACTGCATACCCGGCATCGTCTCGCGTCTCGAGCAGTTTGTGGAGAAGTTCAAATGAATATTAATAAATATTTTCGTGGCCAACTACTTGGCAAACCAATAAGCAACTTTCCATATCCAGATAAATACTGTACATATTGTAATAAAAAATGTCAACTTGTCGATGCGATCCACGTATCAGATTCACCAGAAATCTACAAGGCTCTGTTTATCTGTATGAACGATAAGTGCGAGGCCTTCGATGAGCCGGCAAGAAAAGCATATGCAAAGGTATACTACTCGTCAGAAGAGGCATATCAGCAACTTGAGCTCCATAGAATCTTCTACGATCGGAAGGCATTGCCATAATTACGAAAAAAAGTTTTATTTCCGTCCGATTCTTGTCGATGAAGTGCTATAGTGGCCCTTGAGCCAAAAGGGCTCCAAACCCACCACACAACTGGAGGAAAGATGAACACAGAAACTTTTTTGAAGACGCAAGAGATCAATGATTTTCTTGCGGAAGCATTCATGCTGCTCTCTGCATCTGGAGAGACATTTAATGTCACGGAAACTGTGACTGAAGGTTACTACAACCATGTAACGATCGTCGATCAGGACGAGGACGGAAAGTCTTTCGCCAAGACCATCAAGCTTTCAAACATCGGGGCCGGATGCGTAAGCGGGGGGCACGCTGCCCTTCATATTCTCTCAGCTTTGTATGTAATGCTTAATGAGGATAAGATTGTCGAAGATTTCGATATCGAATTTTATACCGTGCTGCTTGCAGACACGATCAAGAACGTGCGGAATACTGGATTGGCGAATGTCGTCTGAAATTCCCACGCAGGAGGCGATCAAGATTGTCTGTGATTCAATCAAGGATATGCTGGTTGAAAAGAACCGTAAATACGGTGATTCAGCAATCTCGCCTCTGAACATCTTCTTCAGAGGAAGTCCTGCCGATGCCCTTCGGGTTCGAATGGATGATAAAATTTCCAGAATTGCTAATCAGCAACCTGATGAAGATGAAGATCCATATGATGATTTGATCGGATAT